ACTTTCAACGTGTTCCTTTGCCATCTGGTATTCAGCCAGGAACTGCACAGCCCAACCGTCTTTGTTTTCTGCAACAAAGGATGCAACGAGCCTGTGACCGCTTTCTTCAAACTTGTCCAGCCACATCTCAGACATTTCGATGAACGTCTGATCAACCAGCTCCTGCGAGATTTCAACCTGTTCTTCTTGCTTACTGTTCATAGTCACCTCAAATAAATAAGCCAGTAACACAATTGCTACTGGCTTCAGTATAGTGGAACATTGTGACACGTTCAACTAGATTTCACATCCACCAGCAGTACATGCCAGGGTCTGCATTGACTCAGTGTTGTCCTGTTCTTCCTTCAGTTCAGTCCAGTCCACTTCAGGCATAGGGTTCGCAGCAACCCATGCTTCGTACTCATCAGCAGTCATGTCCTGATACGGTGCTTGCATGTACGTGTGATCGGTGTGAGGTAAGAAGCTGATACCCGACACTTCATCAAAGTGCTTGTACACCCATGCACCCACTTCAACCCACTCTTCATCACGCACAGTGATAGTCACCGACGGTTTATGTTCACACCACTCACGCTGATACAGTAACCACAGCTCAAGTGCTTCCATTGCAGACACATCACTGCGGGTCACAGCAGACTCAGGTGCTTTGATAGCGAATGACACCACAGCAGTGCTGTCTGGTCGCATCTGGTCATCTTCGGTGTGGAAGCCCTTTTCAAGCATGAAGTTATACAGTGGGTCTTTCTTATCAACACGCACAGTACGAATGTAATGCTCGTTATGTCGTGCATGGATACCTGAAGCCGTGTTGCACAGTTGGCTTACTGTACCTGAAGGTTTGACACACGTGATCGCAGTCGAAGGGTTCACACCAAGTGCTTCAGCCCACACCTTGTTCACCTCACGAGCGTAGTCACGCAGCTCGTTCAATGCCTCAGTCAGAACGTCGTGACCTTTAGCACCAGACATCAGTTCATTGTCCATGATACCGGTGAGACTCACACCCAGTAACGACTCTTCAGCAGTGTTCTGTTCCCATGCTTCAGATACGAAGTTGAAGTCAGTCAGCATCGATTGCAGTGTACCAAGGATGGTTGCAATCTCGACTTTATCCTTCAGGGTTTGGAAGTCATCGTCTTCACGAATAATCACTTCAGATAGGTTACACAGTTGCTTGTCACGCAGAATGATTTCACTGCAAGGGTTGCAACCATACGACAGATCAGCATCACGACGACCCCACTTAGCTGCTTGCTTACCTGCTGCTTCACGGTTGAAGATGCCACGTTCACCAGACTTCGACTTGACCAGTGACAGCCACTCTTCCATGAAGATTTCAGACGATGGTTTCTCAGTGTATGCAACCGAGTTGTTTGCCAGACCACGTTGAGGGTTATCTGTCCACCATTGACCGGCTTTAGCATCACGCATACGCTGGTCAGATAGGTTGCTCAGACTGATGAGTGCAGAGCGACGGACACCACCGACAACCACAATCTCACCGATCATGCACACCAGGTCATGCACTTCGATACTGGTGAGCTTGCGCCCTTTAGCTTTCTGGAACGTATCAACGGTGAAGTCGAAGAGTCGCTTCAGTGGCTCAGGACCAGACGCACGACCACCGAACACCTTCAGACGCTCACCTGCTGGACGCACACGACTGTAATCCACTGAAGGGATGTCACCATTCCACAGATGGTTCAGCAGTGCATGGAACGCTTTAGCCCACCCTTTCTTGCTGTCACCGACCACGATTGTGCTGTCAGTCTTGTTCAGTTCTTCAGGGATAGCAGGAAGACCAGCGACTTCTTGACGCTCACACGAGAAGCCAACGCCAGTGCCACACATCAGAATGTAAAGTGCTTCAGCGAATGAACGCTTCGTGTTGACTGCCAGGTATGAGCAGTTGAACCCTGCAAGGTTCTCACGCTGCAACGCTGGTCCTGCTGTCATCAGTGCACGCATAGAAGGCATGACTTTCAGATCGGTGATGAACTCTTTCACTTTACCGTTCAGCACGTCATGGTGTGCACCGAGTGTTTTAGTGTCGAAGAAATCAATGTAACGCTGCACTGTTTCTTCCCAGGTTACACGACGACCTAAGTCATCACGCCAGCGTGAGTATCGGGAAATGTGAATGTACTGTTGATATAAATCCATGTTAGAGCCTCATAGGGTTAATTAGAACAATAGCTGAATCAATCTTCTCACCAGAGAACTCGAAGATAATTGATTCGTATGCACCACCGGTACGCATACGAGTACCCTGAAGGTTACGTTCTTTAGTTGTCAGATGTTTGCACAGTTCAAGTTTGAATGGTTTGAGTTTAGCTAGGTAGTTAGGTTGAATACCGATAAGATTTGCAGTGTCACGTTCTTTCTTCGGTATAACACGTGCAACATCAGGGTAACGCCCGTCCACTAGCGGTATTTGGTAATCACCAACCTGCATCAGTGACAACGTGTTATTCACGGTCACGTCACTTGAGAGCGTTAAAGCGTTGTACAAAGTTTCTAAATCTTTGTGATCAACAATCGCTGTCTTGTCAGCTTTGCGTAAATCTTCACTACCGATGATTGCACAGCAGTGACCATCTGAAGAAACCACCGATGTGATTTTATTCTCAGTGATGTATAGTGCTACACCGTTCAAGTAGTATCGTAAATCGTTTTTAGCAGCGAACACTTTAGCTGCTTTGACTGCTTGCGCTAGTCTTTCCATTGTCGTCACCTCTTTGTAATGTAAACCGTCGTTACCGTTTTGACCTATGATGTCAATGCGCTTCATGACTTGTCACGCTCAAGTTGTATCAGTAGTTCAATGTAGTGTTTGGCTTTCTCAAGGTCAGCCAGACCGTTTTTGTTGCGCCAGCGAGTCACATACTTCACCACGTTCCCTTCAAAGAAGTCGAGGTTGTTAGCGTGAATGTACTCCACTGGTTGAATCTTCTGTGTTTTATAGTGGTCACCGTCCACTTGTTTATCTAATGCGCTCATTGTCGTCACCTATTGCACCACAGTCAGTTGTTGCTCACCACGTGCTTCACGCATCTGACGCTCGTACTCACGGTACAACTCAGTCGATGACATAGCAGCGTAGTTCTCTTCATTACGAACTATCCACAGACGTGCATCACTGGTTCGCACCTGTTGATAGATCCCAATCTCTTTCAATAACATCCCAATCTTCTTGTCCGTGAAGAATTTCGGATCGGTCATCATATCCGCCGGCGTCATTGCACCAGCTCGTAAAGTCTCACCCATGTCATTCGTGGTCAGGATGTCACAACGGAATGCACCATGCTTCTTGTTGATGAACGCTTCAAGTGTCTGCTGCATTGGTGACTTCGATGACTCCTTGATCTCACGTAGGAACTCAGTCATCGGTGGTGCTTCGTTAGGATTGAAGCTGCTCAGGTCAACGACGTGCATCAGATGGTATACAACCGCTTTCCAACCACCTGACTTCATCCATGTCCAACGGTCTTCCCAGTAGTCAAGCCATTCACGCTTCATGTTGTCGTGCTTATCACGTGGGTTCAGGTCTGACCATATTGCATAGAAGCGTCGTGATGGACCGTTCAAGCGTAACGGCATCACTGAGTTAGTGGTCATCGTAGCGTTCAGGATGTTGCGAACCTTGATGCGCTTGATACCTTTCTGGTTCACAGACAATGTTTCTGGTGGCGCAGCAGCCAGTGGTTTGAGTTTGTTACTGACAGCCATTGCTTCACGACGATCACCGAGTTCTGTTTCATTGATGTGCAGGTACTTAGTTGACAGCACGTAGTCGTTGAACCCTTCCAACAATTCTTCACCACTGATGACTGTGTTGTTCTCACCCATTGCTTTGATGAGTGGGTACAGTAAGAAGTCTTTACCACAACCTTCACCGGAACCTAGCAGTAACATGTGGTTGATTTTCTGATCAGGATGGCGAAGGGTGAATGCCATCCATTTTTCAATGTGGTCACGGTGTTCTTCCCAACCGAGCGCACCGAAGTGCATGATCCAGCGACTAGCATCACCAGGTTCACCATACGACTGTGTTGCATCACTCCACGTGTTAGCGTAGCGACAACCGTTCTCGATGAAGATACGTGGTTGTTTCGGTGCGTAGTCCAGACGGTCAACCTTCTGCACTCGACCTTCTTGCAGTGCAATCTTGCGTGCTTCTGCGTCTTCGTGGCTGAATGAGTTCTGGAATGCTTCAGTGCTGAAGAAGATGCGTGACTCCCAGTCATAGAACTGGTTGAGTTCTTTAACGAACACCACGTCATCATAAAATTCTGCTTTGCTTACCTTCTCACCGTACCAAGTTTTACGTAGGTCTGTGATGATGTCTTTGAAGTCAGCCTTCGACCATCGCATGATGTCCACCACGATTTCGTGCCAGTGCTTCTGATCAATCTTCGGCATATCATCGGTGAACTTCAGCACCTTTGAAGCCATTTCACGCTGCTCAGTTGTACCTGGTAGCTGACGACGCAGGTTGTCACAAAGAAGTTGAAGTGCATCAGGGGTCACAGTCTCAACAGGTGCTGGTGGCTGTGGTGCAGCAGTTGGAGTCATGAAGCTGACTTCGTTTAACTCGTTCATTGCTTGCACTGTGACAGGGTTTGGTTGAGGTGCTACTGGTGCAGGTGGTTGAACAGGGGTCGCAGTCATAAACGATATTGGTTCAGCAACAATGTCCAGCTCACGCATCACCTGCCAGTTCTTCAGTTTAGAGTTGAACCCTGGTGATTGATTCTCAATGTGACGCAGTAAGTCTGCACCAGTACGACCTTAACAT